ACCGCTATCCATTTTAACTGAGATAGCGTCTATAGTTAAAGACAAAACCGAATCGGGTAAATAAATTACCTGTTGTTTTGATGAACTTACAGAAATATCTGTCAATTCAATATCAACAGTATTTTTAAAAATTGGATTTGCATTAGAAGACATTTTTTAACTCCTAAAAGCTGGGTAAAGTAATTTTTGTAGATATAACATTATAACCTTGTAATATACCATTCAAAACATCGCCAGAAACATCATAATTAAGCATACATTGTGCTATATAAACTTCATCAACGGAAGATACTGCATCAACGCTAAATTCACCATTAGATTCAACAATACTTTTAAACAAAATTGCTCCGGCGCCCAAAGTAATAACGGGAGCACAATCACCTTGTAATTTACAATTTTCTGCATAACCATTAAAAGTAAAATCTGTTGTTCTTCCTATATTAATTACATTTTTTAAAATTGCAGAAGACGAAACAGTTCCAAATGAATCACCATAACATTGACTATCAATAATTTTTCCGGTTAAACTTCCAGTATCCGCAAAACTAGAATCACTAGCAGAACAATTTATCGCCGTTCCTGAAAATATTGGTGACGTACCTGTTATTAAATTTGAATCTGCATGGCAATTTTTAAAATATCCTGCCGCTTCATTATTGGTATCATCAACACTAATTGATGGACCCTTTGTCGCTCCTGATGTAAAAGCAATGTTATCAAATATTAATTTATCACAACCATTAGATTCGTTTAATAAGACATTTATTGCGCTTGCATATTGTTGTTCGAAATGAATATTCGAAATTCTAACATCTCTAGCTGTTATCTCTACGAGGTTATCGTTAAAATTCCCATATATTCTAGAATTTGGTTTTATTATTGAATCAACATCATCAACAGTTCCATTTCTACCAGCAATGCCCTGACCTATAAAGTCTACAAAATCAGTATCAATTTCTAATGTTGCTGAAAAATTATACGAACCTGTTGGAACAATTACTAAAGCTCTGTTTGTTGCTGATAATACTTGACCACCGGGCGTTAAAGATTTGGCATTTCCATAAGCTGTTGACAAATATGTCGCATTCTCAGAAAAACTTGAACCATGTTGTACAACAACTATCGCATCAGACGGATAACCTGGAATATTAGGTCTCGATTCCCAAATTGGTGATCCGTCATCAACAAATTGATAATCTAAATTTTGGTCGTCAACATAACAAACCGCACCTTCAATTGGCGTGTTTGGAATCCATAAACCAGACGAACTATCAAACTCAACAACATCATTTTGGGATGCTCCATCCCATCCGGCATTTACCGATCCGGTTGTATCTAATATATACCTATCGCCATCATTTTCTGTCGGTGGTGACGCTGTACAATCAACTATAGACAAAACTTTTTGTAATCTCGATTCGTGTCCGGCACTATCAGCAGCCATAAACAAACTGTGCATCGCTTTAGCCCAACCATACGATGAATCAGATTCTGCACTCTCTTCCGGTGACGGTATCCTTAGTTCTCTATATGGTGTTGTAAATGCTACTCCTATTGGTAAAGCATAACTAGTTCCACCATTGATTGTACATTTTACAAAATAAGTACCTGGTAAATCTGAATCAGGATCTATATAAGGTGCACTAGTAGTAGGACCAACCAAAGTTGCAGACGATCCATAAGGTTTTCCAAGAAGTTCCCAAGAATAGCTTACAACGCCGCCAACATCCGATAATTGAAATGTTATTCTTGGCGAAGTTCCCTTTATTTTACCATATGGATAAACAAGGAATTCGCCTGCACTTCCCGGTGTTTCACCAGCAACACTGGCATATATATAATATTGAGTCATTTATATCTCCTAATCATTTGGATTTACAATTGTTATTGTTAATGTTCCGGCTATTGGCAATTCTTTGCTTTGTAAAACAGTATCTGATGATGGTGTTGTTATATCTACTTTTGTAATTTCTGAATTTATATTAAATATTTCGTGATTTATTTTACTAACTGGAACGATTCCACCAAAATCCCATAAATATTCGTTATTATCATTTTTTGCTTCAGGTTGTAAAATTTGATATAATTTATTTTCTACTTCTTCTTTGTCAATATCTCCATAAACAGTTGCTACAACATTAATTATTTTTTGAGTATAATTAACAGCAGTAACTTCTTGATTTGCAATAATATGTTTTTCTATAACTGGATTTGAATATTTGTTACCATTAAAATATTCCTCTATAGATTCTATTTGAGATGCACTTGCTAAACCGCCACCGCTAGCAACCAAAACAAGTTCTATAGTTTTAGGGCCGTAACCTTCTTCTATTGCTAAAGATCTAGAAAATGGTGATGCTCCATTACTATCAATATAATTTGTCGCCAAATATTCTACATCATCAGGACCTACAGCAACATATCTTGATCTTAATGAATAAGGTCCTTTTATTTTTGCTTCTTCAAGACTTTCGTCAGTAGAACCTTCAGCTATTTTCCAACCCGTTCCAGATCTTGGATTCCAAATTCTATTTATGTATGTAAGGCCAGTTTTATCTATATCAACAGTTTCATAGCCTACATTTCCGCTTAAATTAGCGCCATATCTATATGTTATAGCAATGTTTCCTGCGCCTACTGGCGGAACAAGACCTTTACCATTTCCACCAAATTTAATAGTTGCTCTATCGTTTTCGCCAAGTTGAACTACATAATGTTTTGATGCATTGCTACTGTTTAAAAAATTGTCTACTCTTGTCCATTCCTCATTGTCTACAGTAACTGTTTCGCTACTCCAAAGAAAATGATCTTTAGTTGTAACAAAATTTTGATTCGGCAAACCGGTTGACGAACCTAAAGGATTTTCAATATATGTTCTGCCTTGGGTTGTATTTCTTAAAACATATTGTTTCCCTTCATCAATTGTAACTTTTTGAAATACAGGTGAAGTAGGTGTGTTAACATAAATTATTCGAAATCTTAACCAATAAGCAGTTTTGTTATCTATTTCACTTGTTATCCAATTTTGTGTAATTGTTTGAGGCAAAATAAAACTGATATTGCCATCAACAGTAAAATCTTCAGTAGTATCAGTAACTGTTAAAATAGACCAATCGGAACCGATTGTATAATCATTTTCTTCTTCTGATGGTGTTGTTTGTCCTAATAATCCAGTTGTAGTTATTATATTCTTAGAACCATCCCAAGTTGAATATAAATCTTCATATGCTGTGGTAGAATTCAATTGAATTCTAACAAGAGTACCTTGCCTATTGTTTATTCCAAGTAACGAAGTCAAATCTATTTCCAAATTAGGACCAAGATCGGTTACGCTTGTCGGTTGTGTTTTTAAAAAATTACCGTCATAAAACTCCAAAACGCCAATAATATTTGCCATTGCTGTTGTTAAAGTAATTCCTATTTTATCCCACATTATTTGTGTATGACCAAAATAAACAGAATCCTTTGAAATTGGTGTTGTCCAAGGAGTCCAATCATCTGCTGGCGTTGTTTCACTATTCGCTTTTGTAGTATAATCTGTAAAGGTTCCGTCTTCTTCTCCCAAAACATAACTATATTCATCAGTTCTGTTTGTTAAAGTAAGAGATTCTAACGCTTCAAAATAAACTGAATCAGATTCGTCTGTTTTTTGAGTAGATACCTGTGCATTTTCAGGGATAATAAGTGTTGAAACAGTAAATACTCTTGATAATTCGTACACAATATCTACTTGTGCTGGTGTTGCTGAATCTAATTCGTAATCGATTAATCTCAACATATTTCTAACTGTTTCGGTTAATTTAGCTGTTGGTAAAGTACTTTCGTTCGCTACAATATCCAAATTTACATTATTTAAATGACAAACTAACGCAAAAGCTCTTAATAATTGTATCGATGGTTCAACATCGGATTCGTCAGTTAATTTCGGCAAATTTACTCTTTTATATTGAAGTAAAGCTTCCAAAACTTCAGCATAATAAAAATTTGCAAAATCAAAATCTGGTATTGTTATTATACTCATTTTTTATGCTCCGGAATTAAATTTGTATTCATAAATATTTGTCTCATCACTCTCAAGATTTAAATATCTAAAACTAAGAATTGATTCGCCAGAATCTGTTTCGTCTGATTTCCAAGATATAGTATTTTTTAAAAGTTTAAATCTTTTTTTTCTTTCTAATTTTTCAAAAATCTCAACAATTGTGTTAATTATTTTTGGTCTAATTAATTCATTATCTATTTTAAAAATCATATCTAGACCAAGAGTTATGTCTTGTTGAAAAGCATTTTCATTATCACCAGATGCTAGATACACCATTATTGTTTGTTGATCATTTTCATCACCAGTGACAATATTTAAACCACCACCTGAATTTATACTAAATGGAATTTTTAAACCTGTCGGCATAATCAAACCTCATAATATAGGCGTATCTACACCAGGAGTCGGTCCTATTTTTGCTATTCCGCCTAATTGTAATGGGTGCAAAACATTAGAAATTGCATTCCATGAATCATTTTTATTTAATGAATTTTTTTTATTAGACGCAAAAACAGATTGTAATGTCGCATTTATTGTACTCAAATTTATTGGTGGAATAACAGCTATTAAAGGCGGACTTGTAGTCCAAATAGTCAAAAATACAGACGATACCATTGTCCAAAAAGCTATTATGCCGCTTTGCATTGCTAATCCAGCATCATTTAATGCTACACTAGTCATTGCAGATTTGAGAGCATTTGTGCACGGTTCTAGACTTAATTCATTTACTGGAATACCAGCAATAGTTGATTCATAAAAATAATTTTCAAATGATGTTGCAAAATTATTTATACCAGTTGATTCTGAATCAACTGGTATCATTTTATCAGAAAATTCATTTGACATTTTTGTTGATGTTAACATATCAATTATCCAATGGGCACGCTGGCCAATTTGGCAAATTTGGTATTGCCGGTATAGATGGTAAACCTATATTAGGAACAGGTAAAGAAATAGAAGGAAAAATAGGTATTATCGGACCGCCAGGAAGGTTTGGTGGCGTCGGTATAGAAGGAATTGAAGGCAAGCCTATACTAGGTATAGGTAAAGAAATAGATGGAAGAGAAGGCACTACAGAGACACTAGGAAGGTTTGGTGGCGTCGGTATAGAAGGAATTGAAGGCAAGCCTATACTAGGTATAGGTAGAGAAATAGAAGGCAATGACGGAAAATTACATTTTGTCATGTTCCGATCTTTCCATTTGTACTCAATACTGATGCCTGTAGCGTAGACATTAGAGGTACAGGAGGACCGCTCGGTCCGAATGCCGTTGCATGTGTATGTATATCAAAACAAGTTGTCATGAATGTGTCGCCTTTTATTATTCTGTCTGTTGCTCCGTCTAAAAGATTAACTGTTGCGGTTTTCAAAGTAGCATCTGAGCCCATTACAACAAAATTACCTTGAGAAACTACTTGTATAACTCATAAAACTTCCAAACTTATCTACAATTTTTAATCCGTTTGTATCTGATGAATAATAATTCCCGTTTTCGTCGACAAATGTTGCCGCACCGTTATCAGCATCAAGATAAATCATTGAACCATTTGCATTTGCAATTGTCATAGAGCCCTTTTCATCCATAGAAATATATTGATATTTCCCCTCTTGATGCCAAGTTATATTTATTTTTTGATTTTTATTTGTATCATCAAAAAAAATCATATGTCCATTCGGTGTTACAAATCCTCTCCTTTTGCCGTAGTTTGTTTTGAATTCATCATTTATTGGTCTAGGTTCATTTTTTTCATCAGTAACATCATCAGTCCAAGATCTTTTACCCGTATATCTTATTTCCATGTTCTCTATAGTTGATTGTCCAAAAATTTCATCTTGATCATTTCCAGCTATTGTTTCTATCTCAATTATTTCACCAACATCAGGAATAACAAACCAACCCCAATCTTGATTTGGTTCAATCCAGTCTGGTAATTCGGTTTCTTCGTCACCTAATAAACCGGCACATGCAATTTTAATCCTTCCTCTTTTTTCTGGATCATCAATCGATAAAACAGTGGCATCATGTTTTTCTACTATCACGGCATAACCTTCCTACAACTAAAATAACAATTATAACCAGACGAATTAAATGTGTGTTTTACTTTTGAAAAAAAATAATCTCCGTCGTAAGTTGTACCAATATTTGAAATAGCATGGATTTGTCTAGCCATTAGTGTTTCGGTTCCTATGCATTTACAATTGTTTGCTAAAATAAAATTTTCTCTATTTCGTCTAAACCATTGCTGAGCCCATAACAAAGCTTGTTTTTGATTTTTAAATCTTTTATTTGATATTGCTTCAAACGAATATTCACCAAAAAAAAGCTTAATATCACTTGCTGTCGTATAATTTCCCTTAACAGTATCTTGCGGGTCACCAGATACTTGTATATCGGGCGAATTATTGTTTTCCTCTTCGACATCAACTTTTATTATTTTTCCTGTTTTTCTGTCTTTTGTAACAACAGTAATTTTTGTTTTCGCTCCTGTTATTAACATTTCTGGTCGAAAACTTAAAAGAGTAGAATAATCACCATCGTTATACTTAAATGTATATTTTTTTTCTTGATCTTTTAAATTATTTGGATTTTTAAAATGCAAATACCATTTACCAATTGAATCACCATCAACCCAAAAAATATAACCTGACAAGTTAGCCATTCCTTGAACTAATTCATAATCAGAAACACCAGATTTTTGAAACCAATTGTGAGGATCTTCTTCTGTATCATCTATGTCATATTCCATTTTGTAACGATCGGCTATTTCGTAAACTGCATCTGAATAACGATAGTTTTTAAATCTTCTTTTTTTAGACTCTTCTGGTGAACCAGTCATAGAAGCATCTTTTGTATAACCTACTATTTGAATACTAGGCATGCCATTTTCTGGAAAATCAAGAACGGGTCTTTGTATTATTATTCTACCTATATGTTTTAATGGTTCTTTATATCCAAAATAAACAGAAACTTCATTGCCTGGTTGAAAAATTTTTGCATTCGAAACCATACCGTCCGGATTATCACATCTTAATCTTAAAACATCGGCTATTCCATCACAGCTTTCATATTCTACACTAGTAATAAAATCTTTAATGTTTCCATCAACATTTGTATTCGCAACGTCAATTGAAAATTTAGGTGCTAACGTAGAATCTTGAACGCCATTTATATTATCTAACAAACTCATATTATGTGACTCGTATAATTTCTGTTTCTTTGTTCCAACATATATAATCTTAGAGTTCTTTGTTCTGTTTCTTTTTTGCCATAAGCTGTTTTAAAAATATTACTTTTTTGTGTTATAACTTCTGTTCTTATTGCTTCTACAGATGGCAATTTTATTACATCAGCAACTTGAATATTTAATTTATCAGGATGGCGTTGACGAATAATATCACCCAATTCCGCAGAACCATATTCTCTATAAGTTAAAATTTCATAATAATCTCTTATTTTAGCTATATGATACCGCGTTTCACCAGGGTTTTCAGACTCAAGACTATAACCCTTATATTTTGCTAAAGTTATTTCGCAAACAACACCCGTCATTTTACCAGTTTTATACGGCATCATAAAACGTTTAGATAATCTTCTTAACGTACAGGAACCCATGGATAAATGACCATCACCAATCGAAAAAGATAAAATAGGAGGTCTTGTAAGAGAATTATCTCTTTCAACCCAACTATTAAGTAATTCAATATCGTCATTTGCTTGGCCAAAAACAATATCCCTATTAAAAAATGTTGCTTGAAAGCTAATAGTATCCAAGTCGCCATTTATAAATTGGCTTATTGGTGTTTGCATATTTAATGCAGCCGTTTCAGAATAATTTACCGATTTATTTTCGGTTACATTTTCAGCTGGAAATTGACCTTGTAATTCTTGTCCCGTATCTTTATTCCTTAAGAAAAATGTTCTTCTTCCAAATATTGCGTCAATAAGACCCATAATCAACCCCTATTCATTGGAGACGAACCGTGCTCCAGCAACGATCTTCTTTGCCAAGGAGTAGCTTTAAAACCAGATCGTTCTTGTATTTCTAATTGTTTTCTAGAACTCATTATATTTAAAGATTCACCATCAACAGAAACGTTATTATCGATATTAAGTTGTCTTTTGTCCTCTATTACATTTTCAACTTTTATTTCTTCTTTCTTAATAGCTTCTTTTTTTGTAGCTATATTTGCTGAATCAGTTGCTAATTTTGCTAATTCGGCATTTCTTTTGCTAACATCTTCTGGTTCTACAAGTTTTTTAGGTTCTACAATTCCGATTGATCCTAACATTTCTTCTCTTGTTTTATAAGTTTTTTCATTTGCCGGAATATTAAATATATTGCCTGTCAAACCTTCTTTTGCGAATGTCCTAACGGCATCAGGTACGTCTATATTTAATGCGTCGCCAAGTGCTAATGCCGCTTCTATTATCAATCTCAAAGGTTTCAAAACAAAATCTAATATTGCAGTGCCCAATTTTACTAAACCTCTTACCATATCACCAGCAAAAATATCTTCAAATGCTATTGCGAGTTTTGCAAAACCTTCTGCTATTTGAGTTATTATTCCACTTATAATTTTCCAAACAAAACTAACTACTTTATAAATTGTAATAGCGATTGAAGCAATCAATGGGATTGCGTATTTTACAAAAATTAAAATAGTTTCTGCTATTGCTCCAATTACTGAACCAATTATTCTACCAACTTCTCTCCAGTCTACTTTTGTTTTATCCATTTCACCAAATAAAAAAGTATAAAGATCTGCAAAAACAATTTTTATGTTTGTAACTATATCGGCCCATACTTTACCAAATTCATCGATTATAGGAATAAACGTATCTTTTATTCCTCTCCACATTGGTTGCAAAACATTTTGATATACATCCAATGCCCAAACTTTGAATTCTGACCAAACTCTTGATGCTGTCTGTAAAAATGTTTCGTTTTCACGCCTTAATAATTGCCAAGCAAGTAATACTGCTCCTGAAACAACAACTATTGGCCAAAAAGTAGCGGCCAATATAGTTCCCAAGCCCGAAACTATAGAAATTAAACCGCCAATTATAAATTTTACTCCTACCAAACCAAGTATTAGTGGAGTTATAGCAGCGGCTGCAATCAAGAACAATGATGCCATTTTTGTTATTTGTCTTAAAGAAGTAGAACCTCCAACAGTATCCTTAAACCATTTTGCACCTTGTTGTATTTTTTCAGTAAACCATTCCCATGCATGTCTTATTGTATCAATTGCATCTCTAAGTCCCCAAGCAATATTAACAGCATCCTTACCATATTTGCCCATTACACCGGTTAATTTTGTAAAATCTGTTTTTCCGTCTGTAGTTGCATCATTTATATCATTTAGCATTAATAAGACATTATTAAATCCTTCCGTAAATTGTCTTATTGATGCAGCAAACGGTTTTAATAATGGTTCGAAAAAACCAATTGAAAAACCTTCAAGAGAACTTTTAAGCAAAGTAATAGAACCGGCAAAATTATCTAATCTTCTTTTTGCCATTTCTAGAGCAGAACCTCCATCTTTCGAAGAATTTTTTAATTCTTCTTCAAGCTGTAAAATACTTTTAGAACCTGCTACAGATAACGCATTATAAGCCTTTGCACCTCTTTGACCAAAAACTTCCTGGATAATGGCTTGTTTCTCCATAACCGATTTAATACCGGATACTTTATTTTTAAAGTCTTCAACTATATTAGCAACCTTTCTTAAGCTACCATCACTTTCTACAAGTTTAATATTGAATTTTTTAAGTATTTTTTGTGCTTTTTCAGATGGTTTAGCTAATTTGCTCATCATATTTGTAAACGACGTTCCAGCCAATGTATTTTTTAAACCTGCATCTGCTGCTTTTGAAAATAACGATGTTGTTTCTTCAAGTGACAAATTAAGAGTTTTTGCGGCAGAAGCGCCATAAACAAACGATTCTCCTAATCCAAGTATATTTGTATTTGAACTCGCACTTGCTAAGGCTAAAACATCAGCGATATGTCCAGCATCATTCCATTCTTTACCCATTCCCTTTACAATACGAGCAACAATATCGGCACTTTGACCAAGTTCAATTCCATCAGCAGCAGCAGCATTCATAACGCCTCCAAGAGACGCTACAATCTCTGTTGGTCTAGCCCCTGCTCTAGCTAAATATTCCATACCTTCCCCTGCCTGTGTGGCGGAGAACACGGATACTATGCCCATTTTTTTAGCTTCATTTCCGAGCATAGTCATTTCTCCCCCAGTTGCCCTCGAAACAGCACCAACAGCCGACATTTGTTTTTCATAATCAACCGCTTGTTTAAAACCAGCACCAACAGCAAGGGACAAAGGAGATAAACCAACTCCAAGACTACCAACACCAGATGATATTTTTGACACTCCTGAAGCGACACCAGAAGCCATTGCCGACATTTTAGCAGTTAGAGACGATGATGATCTTGCAATTCTGTCCATAGAGCCCGGAACTGTATTTGTTAATTTAACAAAACGTTCATAAGAATCGTGGGCTCTATTGACAGAACCTATCATCTGAGTAGCATCTGTTGAAAATATTGAACCTAATCCTATTTTTTCAAAAGCCATTTATTTTTTACCTTTACGTTTTAAAGCTTCATGTTCGTCTTTTAATTGTTTATTCAATCTTTTCAAATACCACTCTCTTTCGACAACTTCCATATCCATTATATCAGAATAAGTAATTCCTTTCATACAATAAGTTAAACTAAAAACTTGTTCCCATAAGTCATCGAGTTTACTTATTGGGAAGAAATTCCGAAAAAATTAGAATATTCCCACGGAATAGTTCTTGTAAATTTAGTTCCACAATTATCACATTTAGTTTCAATTGAAAGATCGGGTCCTAATCTGTTTTTGTCTATTTCGTTTGATAACAACTCTACATCTGCTTTTCCCATCTCATCAAGTTCATGATCAACGAGATTTACAAAATCTTTTTCATTGTTCAAACCGATAATACTTGATACAAAAATTTTAGCTTTAATATCACCAAACCCCTTTACATCTTTGGACGTAATAGTTTCGTAAGTATTCCATTTAGAAGGACCCATTTTAAATTTTTTTACAAGTTTTTTTCTAATTTCGAATGGTTCTTTCAAATTATATTCCCAAACAGACTCATTAAATGAATCAAAACAAATATTATCTATACTTCCAACATCACCAACAAAAGTAAAATTTTTACCGCAAACTCTTTCGCTAGTAGGACATGTCAGTTTAATATTTATTTCAGGTCCTAAAGATTTGAATCTTAAATAACAATACAGGAACATAACATCGCCAGAATACATGCTCATTATTTTAAGTATTTTTTCTTCTGATGTTAATTTTTCAAAATCCCACTGACCAATTTTTGTAAACATTGTCCCAATTAACATTGCGATAAATCGACCCGTCGAAGCATTTTTATTTTTCTCAGCTAACAAACCGATTTCGCGCTCTTGTTTCAATGTCCAACGTTTAATTGAAAATGTTTTATTATAGGAATTTCCATCAAGTATTCCTAATTATTCCTAATGGTAATTCATTCATGTTTTTTAAAATTTCTATTTTTTTTGACATTTTAGCTATCTCCATTTAACCTAAAGGCTCATGTTAGATCTGCTATACAGATTTAAATTGTTTATGGAAGTGGTTCAACACTATCAGCCGAAACAGTCCATTCCAGCATTTGAGCTTCACCATCATTAGCCATTTCAGAATCAGGCATATTTCTTTTCGTCAAAAACATTCCATCTAAAAAATAACTGATAACCGTTTCTTCTGACGCTGTTTTATATGTTAAAGTACCAGGTCGTTTGTATGTAGGAGCGGAATTTTTACATTCAAGCCACCATTCCTCAAGTGCTAATACTTCTACTTTGTGATGTAATGGAATTGAAAAAGTAAATTCAACTGGATTACTATCGCCTCCGCTTGCTTTTGTATTATCTGGCAAATCAACAACTTTCAATTCTTCTTCAATATTACCATGCATAGTTACAGTTAAATCGACCATCCCGTCAACACTAAGTGTATATTTGTTTTTAGCAGCATGATCGGGCAAAAATAAACCTTTTAACATTTTTATTTCTCCTTATTCAATAGTGAATTCTGTATCAACAGATGAGGCGCCCGAAGTATCATGATCGGCATCAGTTTCTGCATTATAATCCGTAAGCAATTGATTAAAAGCAGTAGTTAAAGCTGCAACTTGAGTTGCTATTGCTTTAACAGCATCATATAATGTTGCACTTCCGTGCGACTGATCCATACCTGCACCAGCGTCACCAATATGTTTTTTAATAGTTATAGTCATTTTATTACTCCTTACTGCTTAGTTAGCAGAATCAAAAATTCCTTGTTTACCAATTTCAATTTTAAATCTCTCAACAGTACCAACAAATTTTAAAGAAATTGATGCATTAAAATCTCCATTATCGGAATCAATCGATGTGTTATTTTCATCGTCTATTTTAATAATACATGCTTCTGCAAAAGAATTTCCAACAATTGCATGTTTTTTTCTCCATTCGGGCAAAAAGAATGCAGTTAGAGAAGCTTTAACATCATTTCTTAAAGCAGAATCGTTTAATTGAAAAATAATCCAATCGTGATTTTCAGCAAGTACTTGTTCGTAATACGACATAGTTTCTCTTTGGTGTTTCCACTTCCAAGTAGAATCAAGATACAATGTTCTATCACCCCAAATAATATAGTTACCTTTCATTTTTTTAACAATTGAAATTCCTACAGGATTCAAACTTTCTTCATCTAAAATAACATTCCCAGTGGTTAAGGAAAGAATTTCTGGCAATATCGCATCAATCCCAGCTTCAGCTTTGTGATAGCCTTCATAATCAGCAGCAATTCTTGATTCTCGACCATGAATCATTCCTGTATTAGTAACTAGCTTTCTTTTCCCTTCACCACTACCAAGCGGATCGGCAACATAACAATATGATGGAAATGAAACTACTGCAAAATCATTTCTCCCATACGTATCATTAATTTGAGAAATAGCACCTTCTTCAGTTATAATATTTGAAGGAATTTCATAACGGTATTGATGATTTTTGGCTTCCGCATATGCAACACCAGCTTTTGCAACAGTTGTTGATGTCACTCCGGGAGTAGCAAATTTTACGAGACCGGCATTTGTACCTTTTAAACGATTAAACGGACTTGAAGCGGTATCCCAAGCCTGTTGTGTGTAATCAGTATCTGCTATATCTGCGTTACCATCTATTCCACCTCCAAGCTCAATTGGTGAAACAACCATAAATTCATCGTCTGCTTCTGAAATAGACGTCATTGCTGAGCCGTCTGCAACTGTAATTGTCGAATATGTATTAGATACAATTCTATATTTTGTGAGCTTACTATTTACTTTATCAGGATATAAATAACCTCCTGCATATTCACCATCGTCCATTGGTTTATAATAAACTACAATTACATCTGTAGCAACACATGGAGTTACTCCTGCCGTTATTGTAAAAGGAGGAATAAACCTATGACCAGAATCAAATTCTGTTCCGAAAGTAATAGTGCCTAGAGAACCAAATTCTGAAGAAATAACGCTACCTTCGGTTGCTGATGTCATTGTTATAGTAAGAGTTTGCCTTACCATTTCAGCATTTATAGTACCAAGCGCAATTGTCGGATTTCCTGTGGCTCCAGCCAAATCCATATAGTGTATGCTTGCAGTCAAAACCGTATCTGTAATACTCGAAACAACTCCATAATAATTTGCTGGTCTTACATTCGCTACATGAGCGCCAGTCCATAAATCAACAACAGAAATTTCATAATTAGAATCATCGTTGTTAATAATAGAAACCCAATATTTTGTTGATGTAGGATCAGTAGATAAATCAGAATATTTTTTTACAAATTCTCCGTCAACATAAACAGATAAAGAAAATTCAGTATCTGGATTCTGTTCACCATCACTAATTTCAAATGAAACTGCTTTTTCATCATTATCCAAAAACAAAGTATATCCAGTTTCAGAACCAGCACCCAAATCAGTATCCATTGTTTGATCAGAAGCAACTTGAATCACACCAGCAGATGTATTTCCAATAATAGGATATTGAGTATTCGCTACTCCTTCAAGTTCGACATACCCACCGGCCCATTCATTAGTTTTCCACGTTAATACTCCGGTATCAATTTCTGTTTCGTCAATATCAGCGACGTCAGATACGTCGCCATCATATTTTTGTTTTTTTCCGCCCCAACGCCCACCATTGTGAGCTTTAATTGTTCCCATAGCGACAGGTATTATACCATCTTTTCTTGCATAAATAGTTTTTTCTGCTTGAACTTCATTACCGTCAGTAACTCTAACCAAATACAAGCCGCCAGAACCATTTGCCAGCTTATAATAACTAAAACAATTGTCGGGAAGTAATGAATCGTCAATAAAAGAACCACATTTTTTAAGAAATGATGCTTTATTTTGACATGATATTAATTCTCCAACAGGTCCTTTTTCTAACAAACCAGCATAGCCACTCCAGCCAAATGGAGCTGGCGAAATGCTCTGTTGACCAGATTTTTCAATTATGACCACACCAGCGCCCCTTGTAGGTCCAAAACGTCTTTGTGTCATTTAATCCTCCTAAACGATAGTGATATTCATATCACCATTGATATTCACTGTTTCAACAAGATCATTAGTCTCGTCGCTATATGAAAATACAACATTTTTAACTATAAATCTAAAAATAGCAGAAAATACGCCATTTTTTTTACCTCCTTGACCACTAAATTGATCGCTAATAAACCAATCAAAAGACTCATCAAGTCCAACAATATTTATTTTTTTGTTTTCTTCGAAAATTGTTTGTACAGAATCTTGTAATCTCTGCAAATCATATGAATTATTTGTTATTAAAGAAACAGTAAATTCATAATCAAACTGTCTAGGAAATACACTTATTGAAGAATAGAATAATTATATTTATTTCTTACATATGTTTTAATCGATGATGGAATATTTTTTAAAATGTCAAAATTTAAAATATGTATTGCCGGAACTTTACTAACTTCTATATAATCTTCACCGGTTGTAAAAGCAACTAGCGGTCTGTAGATAAATTTTATCCAAACTTTATTTGATTCAGTTACAGTTTCCGATAATGTTATTATTTTTGTATTGTTATCATAACTAGAAAAAATATCTGTAATTTTATCAGAATCGTTTGTATAATCAAAACAACTATCAATGTCAATTATTTCATAATCAGTATCCAACACAAAATCATTTAAATCTATTTCATCACTATCACTAGGCATAATAATAATATGATCACTTATAGGTCTCAATTCTTTAAATTTTGGAATTACAGAATCATATATTAAATTATCTTGAAAATCTATTGTTGAAGTATATAACACTCTTATTTCATAAATTTTTGGCGTGTATCTAGAATCGTCTGTAAATAAATTTATTATTATTTGTAACTTTTTTTCTGTTGAATCAAAAGTATTTATATGTTCAGAAATTTCATCTTCTGTATTCCAATCAGTTGTGTTTATTTCCCAATCAGAACCATTCCAATAATATTCATTTGTCCCATTACCAAGCCTAAATTGGGAATTAGTTAATTTTATATTCAAATAATTTTTTACATTTATTCCATGAACATCAAAACCAACAAAATTTACAACATTGGCAGGATTAAATATCCAAGTTTTTACATATAAATCTGAATCTGTTGGATATTCGTTAGTATTTTCATCAATTTTTAATTGTATACAATTTTCATAAGGATTTAATCTAGTATTAGTTCCTAAGACGATTTCATTTCTGTTTTTCTCTTCAAATAAAAATCTTTTTACTATATTTTTAGTTCTCATTTTATCATCGTATTTAGTTCTCTATAAGCCGTTTTAAATGCTTGGAACCAATTCCTAATTAACAAATTTTTCATTCCTTGATTTTTATAAGCTTCATCTATAAAACTTCTTGGAGGAATAATTATTTTAGTTGTGTTACTATTTAATGGTTTCCATTTTTTAAAATAACCAAACAGTTCTTTTGCTCTACCTGATAATTTTGATGGATCTAATTTTCCTTGGCTTGCACTAGCAAGAACCAAAAATAAACCGCGCATTTTATCACTTACGTTTATTGATTTTCCATAATGCACAGTTAACGCTATATTGTAAAATTGATTAGTTCTTAAAATTCCGACAAATACATAATCTAAAAATGGTGAACTTGTTCCTAAAACTTTAGACGTAACAGATTTAAACAATGTAGCGCCAGGTTCAAAACCTATTAATGGTTTATTATCATTTTTAATAAGTTGTGTTAATTCTGCATTATCTTGAAAATTACCATTTTTTATAGTATTTCTTACATGTTTTTCATAAATTTTCCCATTTAATCTGCTTGCCTGTCTAATGTTTTTTCTAACTATTTTGTTAAAAACATCTTTACCAAGCATTTTTTCAAGTTTTTTCCAATTTTTATTTATTTTGAAAATAGTTTTCATATCGAATAATTATTTTTACTTGGGTGTCTATCATTAAAAAATGCTTTTACCATTGTAGCACCAAATTCAGGATAATGACCTGTTGGTGTTAAACCTACAATATAATAAACACATGTTAAATTTCCTATTTTTGTTATTCTGTCATCTGTTTTTAATGTTATTGATTTAGAAGCTAAATCAATATACCTAAATAAAACATATCCTGTAGCTTTTATTATTTTTCCACCTATATCAACTTCCATTTCTCTGCCATAAATACTTGCTTGACCTAAAACAATCTCATCACCATTTCTTACTGTCTGCGGTATTGGTTCTCTATGATTTTCATCATATATTGTATTAGAAATATCCATAGTTTGCAATGTTATATTTACCGGATGTAACAATCTTGGTAATACCATAATATCACCTATAACTAGGATTTGCTTGAGTTATACAACCTATAGGTGCTCTATACATTTTTAAAATTGTCAAAATCTCTAAGTCATTCGTTATACCTGCTAAACCTTGAGCAATTTGTTTAAAACCACCATATTTTATTCTGTGGTTATCAGTTTGTTCTTCAATCACATTTCCCAAAATAGGAGGTATTGTGCCGGACAAAGAAAGTCCAGATGAGTATAAAGGTTTAGTTAATTTTTCAATAACCAATTTCAATAAAGCCCTTTGAATTAATTTTGGAGGAGAATTATCATCTTCAACATGACCAAATACTCCACTTATTTCCTGATTTTGTCTACCTTTTCTAAAAATTAAAGCCCTTCCTGTTATTGGTGCTGTATATATATCTGTTTCTTCAATTGAATTTACAAGTTTTATTCTTGGATTCCATTTATCTGTAAAATCATTTAACCTGTTATACACTTTATAAAGAGTTGTATCTAATTCGCTTGTGCTATCATTAAGCTTTAAATAAGTTATACTTATTATAGGAATACCAAAATGTAGAGTATCGCTGTCAGTTCCATCAACTTTTAAAATCAATGCTCTTGGATTAAACCATTGTCTACAAGCGCGATCTATAAACGATTGCCACATCTCTATTGCTGCCAAAACTGTTTCATCATCATAATCCGCTTCAAGCAAACCCTGATCCCGAACATCCTGAATAGAAATATATGTGTCTACAGATGAACCAGCACTTTGAACTAAAACTTCAAAATCCTCTTGACCAGCCTGATAAGGAGCAGCAGCGGTTATTTTCCATCTCCACTCTATTCTATGCGTACCTATAGATTCAGTTATAGATGGCGTCCAACCAGTACTCTCATCGTTATCATAAGCATAATACGATCCAACAGCAAAATGACCTGGAACATTACTTACATTTTCATATTCGCCTTCTGTTTCTGGAAATACTTGAGTACCTGGTAAACCTCCTGTAATATCAATTATTCTGTAACCGACTTCATATGCATCTGTTTTTATTCCATTAACAAGGATAAACCAATTCAAACCTGATGTTGTATTTGCTTCACCTCTAGCTAAAGAAGTCATTTAAATAACTCCGTTCCAAAAACTTTTATCAGTTTCAATCCAATAACCAATATGTTTTTTTACTGGCTTGCTTGCCACTTCCAAATTTGTTTTAAAATTATGATCTTTCAACCATTCTTTGGCTTTTTCAGGAGTCCATTTGTCAGATTTAAATCTTATGGTTTGTATTTCAGAAATAGTTTTTCCATTTACAGTTTTTAAACCGAAAATAACATCAATTCCAACAGGGAAACCTTTAGGGTGATTACGTCTAAAAGAATCATACTGACCTGGTTCAGTTTGTCTTGCGGCATGTTCATTAGGAAAAGGTTTTGAAACTTCTTCTTTTGTAACACTATAATTTTTCATAGGAATATAATTTGTAACTCTATCAACTTCGAAATAATTTGAAAATTCGAATTCACCAGATTCATTTCTTGAATAATTAATAGCATAATATTTTTCTATATTATTTTTTGAATTACACATTATTATATGTTGTTTATATATTTCATTTACATAATATTCGTTATCTGGTAAATTTTTATTAAAATATTCACGTGCTTTATTTTTTAATTTAATTGTATATGATTCTAATGTTTCATTTTCCATTAATTCAATTGATTTTTCTACTAATATTTCAAATTCTTTTTTCATTTTTATCTCCTATGGTAATATTCCATCTGGATCAAATGGGGTGCCTATAACATTATTAAGCCCTAAATGTTCTGTGTCTAAATCTTGATAAAACGCTTGTAAAATATCTCCATCAATTGGTGCTGTTTCAAGATCGATAGAACTATCACTCGTTTCAATCCAACCAAAATTTTCATCGTCTGGCTCATATATTTGCCCGTTTACAACAATTTTTATTGTTCCAGAAACAAATTTAGTTGGAGTTTCAAATGATTTATTAACACCGTCTATAGTTCCATTGAGTTTTTCAAGTACAGAATTATAAAGTGACATTTAATCACCTATATTTTTTTCAATGTTATCAACAGAATTTTTTATCAATATTAGTATTTTCTGTTGTTCTTTGCCATTACTTTCGAGACCTTCTATTTTTTGTTTTTGTTCTTTTATAGATTGTTTTGAATATTCACTATCCGCTTTTAAATTTGTAAAAGATATTATTGCACTTACTATTGAAGCAATCAATATCCCTGCCAATCCTAACATTATTTTTTTAAACATTTTCCAAGATTCTATTTCAGTTTTCATATCATAAATTTTTTTTAAACTATTCTGTATGTTGTTAAACGTATCTTCCTTTTTACATTCATGATTTCTTAAATTATCAATTGTTTTCCAAACTTCTTTTAAACTGTCATCGAGAGGTTTGCTTTTTGCATTTACATAACCAATAGTTGCATAATTGGTTCTTATTTCTCTTATTTCATCATTTATACCATTGCCGTTTTTCATTTTTTTACTCTTCTTCTGAATAAACTTGTACAAAATATCTGGCAACGGCCATTTCTGCGTTTATATTTCGAACACTATTTTTCTTATATGGTATATTTCCATCTATCTCTACAGTCATTCTATTTATTTTAGGGAAACCGATTCCATCAAATCCGCTTGATGACCATAAAACAGGTAAAGGCAAAGCAAAATCTAAATCAAACTGATAAGTAGGTCCTGTTATCGCTCCGCCTATATTAATAAATTCAGTTCTTGTTTTTTTCTTAGATCTGCTTATCCATTTTGACATGTTTTCATAAACGTGTGTTCTTATTGGTTCATTTTGCCCATCAATCCAAAATTTGATCAAAATGGCTTGCCCAGATTGTGGGATAAAAATGTCTTCACTAAAGTCCATTTGTACACCAAGTATTTCAATCGCTTGTCCAGGTTTAGGTTTTAATTCCCAAATTGAATTATCTTGACTAACCCAACTATCAGGATTAGCAAAATCATGTGTTCCGATAGTATCACCATACACAGAATTATCAGGCAAACCATTATATTGAGTCATTTTACAACCTCCCAATCAAATTGGACACTTTTAACACCGTCCCCCCGGTCGGTTGCATAAACAGAATAAACAAAATGTTTTTTCGTAATGTTTACTAATTCTAACTTACCCATCCCATCAAATCTAACTTTTTTAAAAATTATTTTTTTTGGAATTTCAGAAAGTGTTCTGTCAAAACTAACAATTTTAGTTAACTTTTTCCACCCCTTATTTGGAAAAATAGAAATTTCATAAATTTCAGTTCCACATATTGGTTCATTAATCATAAATTTTTCCTATCATGTAGCTTCAGTTCCACAAATCATTGCTTTAACGAGCCCCGCACCAGTCCTAACAGCCACAGCTTGAGCAAATACCCCTACAGACCCATTTGTGTTTGGCGAAGCAGAACCGGCAGTAGTACTTGCGTATAAGCCGTCTCCTATTGCAGTAGTTGCAGTAACAAGAACATCCCAAATACCTTTTATCGCAACAGATACAAATTCAGAATCATCGCCTCCTTTTACAATTACTCCCAAAACATTAATATCACTTGCTGTTGTAGTAGTATTTACACTTTCTGAAGATGATTGATGTAAAATAACAACATCACCAGTTGATAAAGTTCCGCCAGAATTATTTGTAAATTTGATAATTTGGTCACAAAGCCAAATATCACCATCATAATAAGCTAATTTTTTCCAATCTGTATTAAAACAAGTATCACCTATTTTGGGATTCAAAATCAATTCCATTTCAGAAGTTGATTTTGGTCCATATGTATAAGGCAAAACTCCTTGATGGTATGCTATTTCAGATTTTTGAGCGTTAGAATCAGAAAAATCTAATCTTAATTCAGCATGTTCAACATATCTTTGATACAAATCACTATCAATTAAATTTACTTGTATTGATGGTGATAATTCATATATTTTTCCTAACGGTGTTTGATCATTTCTTCTCCAATATTTTACTGCTGCTGAACTAGCAGCGTAATATATATCTGATGTTCCAAATGAATCTAACGCCCACATTAATGCAGAAATAAATCCAAAATCAAATAATTGTTGTCCAATGCTATTACTGTTTGTGATAATACCACAAGCAGCAAGGTTAATTCCCATAGAATAACGATAACCAGTTGCTTTGATACCCCTATATACCCAATCTGCTTTAGGTTCATAGCCATCTGGAGTTGATGCTGTATAAGCGGCATCATTAATGGGAAATGATTCTAAAAGATACCAATCGCTGTGTATTAAATTCGAATCCAAACTATCTGGATTCCATGTCGCATCATAATCACTAGATAATATATTATCAATCGTCCAAGCGTTTACAAAACAGACATTAGCCGAACTTAAACCATGTACATGATCAACTTTATCATTAAATGCTTCACGACCGTTTGTTGACGAATCCCCATAATCCCATCCTGCCTCGTCCATAAATACACCGGTCACGCCTAATGTATTCCAATCATCCGCCTTAGTTTCAAAATTTGAATAGCTCTGATTTACAGTTACATAACCAAACAACTGAATACTTGGTTTTAGTAATTTTAATCTTTGAATTATTCTCCAAAAATTACCTATATCGGCATGATTCCCAACAATATACGCATCACCGTTATCCCAATCGTTTTCGGTTCCGCCTGATAATGTTGCTGTAATCGTCGTCGAACTATTTGCAGTAATAGTTCCGATTGATCCATCGGTAGTATTAATTATTATCTTACCAACAAATTCGTCGGTTGACCATGATTTTGTCGAATCAGTAAGGGTTGAAGCATCACCAGAACCTGTATGCGTACCTTGAGTTAAAATTTCTTGAAGAGTATTTCCAAATACTATTTGATCGTATTTGACCATATCATCAGAAACTTTTTTCCAATCCCAACCATTTTGTGCAGAATTAAAAGCATACGGCCAGCCATAATAAATCAAAAGCTTTTTAGGACCTGTATATAACGATTTTTCAATTTGTTTCTGATGCCAACCACCAGAACCATATTTTACACCTGCATGCAAACTATTTAAAGTTCCTATTTGTGTTTGCATTGGTGTGAAACCACTACTTATATAAAGAGGATTATCAGGATTATTATTTATTTCGCGTTCGTTATGAAACGCCAGCATTGGTATAGGTGGACCTTTTTTATCAGTTACCGAATCTGTCCAAATTTGATTATCTGTAAGATGTTGAGCTATTTCCGGTGAAATATATTCTATTTCAGTTCCTTGCTCAAAAGTTTCTGTATCGGTATGCCAATAGACAATGTATTTCCTTAAATCAATTATTAATTTTGTAGTGATTGTAAGTTGTTCTTGTGTATCCGTATCAAACTGACCTGTAAAATCAGTATGGCCATATTTCCAAACTAACCGTTTAGTACTTGGTGTACCTGTTTTATCTACAACTATTCTTATTATTGCAGCCATTTTTACAAACTCTCCTTATACCCTAAAGCATTCGCCCCAAGAGTTGAACTGCTATGATCTACCTGATATTGTATTTTTTGATCAACAACAAAAACATACATATCGCGTTTTAATTCCGGAGTTGCTGATAATTGCGGAACCCCTGTTGTACTTGCCGTCCATCCATATGGTCTAAGCATAGCTAATCTTCCGGCAGTATCTTGCACGTGATACATTCCTAAAAGTACCTGAGTTGCTGATAATGGAACCCAATCCGAACAATCAATATCAGTCCAACTAGTTGCAGAACCACTTGATAATACTATTCCTTCAGATCTTACACGATTAAATATTGTTTCTCTATCACAACTGACACCAACCTGAGTAAAATTAACAAAATCGCCGGAATGATTTACTACAGAACCAACACAACGATAACCATAATCATATCCAGATGGTAATGTTGGTGTCAATGAAACGCTTAATAAGCCACAAACCCCTGAACTACCAACACAGACATAAACCATATACGGTTGATCTGTTGCTTCTGATCCTGTATCAAGACCGTTAGCTCCTGATGATGTTATTGCAACAGTTAATTCACTCGATACAGTAATATTATATGCATTTGCGCTATCTCTACAAAAACCCGTTGATATTTTAATTTGGGTAGCAGAATAGTAACTTACATTACATTTATACAAATGACCGGGTGGGAATACACCTAATCTACTATCATTCCCTTCGCAAGCAGTGTTCGCAGATGAACCATAAACTTGCTGAGAACCTGTTAATTTACTACTTCCATCCAATCCAGCATAACCACTAACTTGATTTTTATTGGCCGTCATTTCAGCGCCTGCGGCCGCTACATTAGTTGCATCAGTAACATCAGCACCAGATTCTATACCATCCAATTTACTTCCATCAGTTGACAAATCTCTGCCATCAACATTTGCAGAAGTAATAATATTGCCTGAATCATCAATTGTCACAGAGCTGTTTTGTAAAGTTTTTCCATCTGTTCCATCAAATCTGACGATAGCGTTGTCTGTTGAACTAGAATCACCAGTTACATTCCCAGCTATTTCAGTTTCTGTGGCATCGTCTTCTTTTCTATATAGTTTTCCGTCAGTTTTTACATATATTTTTTGATAACCAGTTGCTGGAGTATCATGGGTGTCTGTTTCTTTTAAAGTTATTTCTGACATTTTTATTCTATAATAACTAATTCGCCATCAAGAATCAGTTCCCCCTCTATTGTTATATTGTGATGAACAATATATTGATAATTTTCTAAAACATTTACTGTTGTTCCTACTGGAATAAACTTCATTACACCAACAGCTGAGCTTGTTATTAATTGTGTTAACGTATAACCAGGATATTGATTGCTTGCCCCATTGTTATCAAACAAACAAAGATTATTTCCATCTCTATATATTCCAACGTTTTCATCTCTATTAGAATTATCTTGAATATACAAACCGCAAGATTCTATTGCATCCTCTTGCGGCTCGATTGGCGAGGGAGCACCAAACGGATCTATATCAGAATCATTACCACCTAAAGCAGTAGATTCAACTTTAGTTAATTGTACTCTATCCTCGCCAATAGCCATTTTTTAATTACGCAGCTTTCTTACCAATATACTGAGGTTTAACCTCAAGATCAGTAGCATTTTTTGCAGTTCCGATGAAAATAACATGATTTCCAGCCGAAACGCTTCCAATTCCACTTACTAAACCTCCTGAATCACCAACATAATAACGATCACCAACAGTTGCCGCTGAAATAACACCTACGGCTACACCTCGCCTAACAACTGTTCCGGTACTTGATGCAGAAATTCCGCCCGATTCCTCAACAACACCAATTGCATCAATCCGAGACGTAACACTTGCTTGACATTCACGAATTTGATTGTTTGTAGTTCCCCATTCAACGGCATCGCCTTGAGCCAAAGTTTCCTCTGCCGTCAATTCATCTTCGATTCTATTTGATGCGCCAATTGCATGAGTATGCAAAGTAGTAGAACTTCCACCAGTCAACTCATTTAAATTTGCAGCGGTTACATTAGTGCTTGTTGCAACACTATTAATTGTAAATTGCAAAGGAACACCGAGAACATTAAGAGAAGTTGCTTTTGAAATAGTAACACCATCAACCAAAGCCTCCAAATCACCAGAACCATCAAATTGCAAACCAGGATTCGAAGCAGCCAAATCAATACCAATACCACTCGAAGTTCTTTCAATACCAGCGCTTGAATTAATTTTAACTTGCAAATCGCCACTTGAAAATTCCAAACCTGGATCTGTAGCAAGAGAAATTGCAGCAATTCCACTAGAAACAACCAAACCATAATCAGAATCAAAAGTTACTTTGCCTTTTACACCACCACCACTCGCCGAAGTAGCATCAGGAATGGCTCCTGCGCCCGTCATTGCTTGCCAAGCATCAGCGTCGTCATCCCAAATATAAGCTTGATCTAAATTCTCAATTGTATGAATTTCGCCAGGAGTCAAAGCTGATTGTGTGCGATTAAATCCAAAATTAGTCGAACCAGGAACAGACGAAGGAAGATTAGTCAAAGTTTTTTTAGTATATTGAGTTTCACCACCAAAATCAACAATTTGACAATTTGCTTGAGTGCCCCAAGTACCATAAATACTCGAAGCCGAACCGTCATTATCATCCTCGACAATAACTACAACACCATCGGTATCAATAGCGTCAAGATCGGTTGAAAAATAAGCTTCCCAAATTGCTGAACCGTCGCCAACAATTGCAGCGGCAAGATTTGTCATACTATCAGCAACAGTAGCACCAATAGTATATTGTACATCACCACCAGTACCGGCTCCATACGTTCTGGTAGTCGTTCCATCAGTAATAACAATAGTATCGCCAGTCTGAGGATTTGAGACCATTGTAAGTGCTACAGCAGCCAACACACCTTCGGCATCATCAAGTTGATTTTCGTGCAATACAAGTTCTTTTACTTGTCCGCCATTAATAACAGCCGTATCAAGTTGTCCTTTATTTACTGCATCTGTTGCAACAGTACCCGCACCTAAACCCGTTATCTTATTGGTCCCCATTGCAAGAGCTGAGGTCAACGTCAATCCGGCTAAACTTGCACCGCTTTGGCCATAGGCCAAAGCATCGCCAGATGAAGTTGCCGACCCCAATCCAGTTATTTTGTTTGTACCCATTGTGATATTGCCGGACATTGCAAGCCCGCCCAGTGCAATATCATCCGTTGTCGCCATTTCTTCTGATCCGTAATCTCCTAAAAATAGTGGTTTTCGAGTTGCCATTTTTCAACCTCTTTCTGTTTATATTTATGTTTGCTTCTTTTTTAATTTTCGTTCTTCTTTTTCTTTTACACGATCTTCGATAAAAGTAATCACACCTGTTTCCGAATCATAAGTAACTTTTGTAAAATCTATTCCATATAATTCACCCAATTTATTCCAAAAACGTTTATTTTGATCTTTTAAACTATTCGATTGATCTGTAAGGAAAATAATTTCTCTTCTTAATGCATCAATTCTTAATTTTGCATCAAGTTCGACTTTTTGCATTTCTAAATTTCTTGCTCTTAATCCTTCAACTATTGTTGCGTGTTTATGATTAAATACTTCAGATTCCAAAAGATGTTCTTTTGATAGACATGGCAAATCAACACCATCAATAGTAATAAATGGTTTAATTTTTTCATTATTTTCTGTTATTTTAACTTCAACTTTTTTTACTTTTCTTTTTGGCATTTTAATCAATCCTTTTTATCATTTCCAATGTACCATTAATCCAAAATATGTTGTTGGCCATTGGTTTCCCAATTTTTTGTGCCATTACATAACCGCCATGATTCGCAATTGGTGGCGTATATTGCAAACCATAATCACCAAGCCAAGCAATTGGTTTAGTATAATCCAAACTAGTAAATAATTCACAAGGACCCATTAATTGTATCACTCCAACTGTTGGTGTAGCTTTTGAAATTAACACACCAACAGCTGGCATTTTATCTATATCCCTAGGATCTGCTTTTTGTACTCTCCATTTACCATTTACTCTATCTCCGCGAATACACATCCAATCACCTATACTATCACTACTCAAACAAGCAACATCCTGTTTATATACTAACCAACGAACATCACCAATTAAACTAATAGGATCATCATACCAATTACCTAAATCATTACCGTGTATTATCCTTTTAATTTGTGACAAAAGTGCTTCAAAAAATTGTGCTAAATTTTCTGAAGCACTTTCTGAATTTTCAATCTCAATTGCTGTTTTTTGATCGTCAAAACTATCAGGTTTAGCAATTTGAGATAATCTCTGTAAACTTTTAACAACCACTATTTTTTAAACCTTATGCTGCCAATTTTTCTACATGTAAAAACTGACGAATTTTGATTTTTGTGTACCATTAAAGCTATTTTCAAACCATCATTATAAATTGAAATCCTTTCTCCACACTCTTTAATTTCTGGAATAAACATAGTTCTTCTAAATTCACGCGGTTTTGAAACAATATTATTTATTGTATTTTCACAATTGTAATTAATTTCATTCCCACAAATTTTACATACTAGCAATTGATTACCACATTTTTCACATTTTATTTTTTTATTACACTTAGAAATTATTGTTGCGCTAGTTATTTCATTATTGTTTAAAAAACCAATCATATCTTCTTCACAACAATTTTTCAAATCAAAAATTTTAGTATCACCATTACTAGTCTGCAATTTTATCAACTTTTAATTTCCGTATTTTCTATTTTCTGTTCTTTTTTTTCTCGTTTTAAAACGATTTTTTTTTGTTCTTTTTTTTCAATTTTTTGTTTTTTATCTCTCAATAAAAATCTGTTTTTAAATCCTTTTTTACAAATTTCGTTCCATTCCTCATCAGTAATTATTTTAATAGTATTAGGAGTAAAAAAAATTGAACCATTTTTACTCCTAAATTCTTGTTTCAAATTATTAAAATCGATTTGAAAAGGAATACTAAAACAAGACTGAACTGTTTTACTCATCTTCATCACTTTCTTGAGATAACAAAATTGAATCAATAATTTGTTTTTTCTTTTCTGTCCCAAGTACAGGTATATTTAATCCTCTTGCAATATTTAAAACAGTAGTTTTTTTCATATCTTTTAATTCGTCTTTTGTATAATTCTTTTTATCATTTACTTCTTCATCAACTACTGTTTCTTCGTCATGTTCCTTACCACTAAGATAAGTAACGCTAAAACCGTATTCGGTTTTATAATAATTTATCTCTCTTTGGCTAGTTATTGTTTGAGGTTGTCCTTTAATAAACTTTCGACCATTATAAAGATGCGTTGCTGGACCTTTTCCTGTTAAAATTACTCTAGCTATTGACATTTTTTTCTCCTTTTTAAATTTGGTGGCCGCTAGAAACTATTATTAAACACCTTCACCGATATTTTTAATTTTTACAATTGCCGTTGACTCTTCAATACCGCAACCAACTTTTGCAGTTATCGCATATTGGTCAACAGATTTGTAAATATCTCGGTCTCTTTCAATCCTAATATCCCTACCTATCGCAACAATAAAATTTTGCATATGAGTAAGCAACATTTGAGGAGCTGCAAGATAGGTAACTTTTACCGTATCACCATCGCCAATTGAACCTCCACCAGCTCTTGCAATAGTTCCGGCAGTAGCATCAAGCGTATAATCAGTAGTTACAACATAAGGCGTTGTAGGCGTATCTGCAAGCGTTTCGGGAAGCACAATAACACTTGTTATATTTTTGTGTTTAAGAGAAACAGCAGTAGTACCGTTTAATGTAACATGTTCAACTACTTTTGCATTAAAATCCCACAATGGAACTTCGACAATCTGAATACCAAACGGATTCATAACTGCTCCGGAACCAGCGGCATCACCAGCGTCAGTTGCCCGCGTAGTCATTTTTTCCGCATATGTCTGAACTAAATCAGGACTCATAAACCAACGCAACATTTTTTTATTACGTCTAAATTTTGTCGGCATTGATTTAATTGCGTTCGAAAAAACAGAAAAACCAATATTAGTTGCATCAGCATCATAAACATTTCCGCTGTCTGCCAACAATGACCAGCCATCTTGCAATGCCAAAAAACTATCGTTTATATATTGCGTCGAACTTCCATTATCAATAATATCGCTCTCTAAAACAGCAGGACCATTTTTATCACCATTAATATACAGTTCTTCCATATCATTTGCGAATTGTGTAGCAAACATTCTAATTGCATGATCCTCGAAATTATCTCCTTCAAGATTCAATTCTTTAAATTCTTCGGTAATTTCAAACGGTACCATCAAAGCTGACGGAGTCAAAGTGATTTTTGACATAGTTACACCACGTCTAACACCAGGGTCACGTGCTTCATTTTTTGGAACTGCAACACGAGTACCAATGCCAACCTTATTAATATCCATATTTTCATTACGAAATCTTACGATTCTTACGTTACCTTTAAGACTCGTCTCATCAATAACGTAATCAATAAACCTCATTGCT